AATTCTTTCTACAAGACGCTTGGCCTGAAAAAGAAATTGAGTTTAATTGCACGTCACCTACTGACTGGTAAGAGGGTGGCTATTTTGAAATACAGGTTTGATCCGAACCAGGGCAGGCTACGACCCGATGGCACACGGCAAGGTAAGATTATTGTTGAGGTAGTCAGGCCAGAGAGAGTTGTATTTGAAATAGAGGCTGACGACCCCGACAATATCCCGTTGATCGTTGAATCGCTGACGGCCACTATCGAGGAACTAATCTTGGAGTACCCCGAAAAGAAAGATAAAATCTTTAAGCACTTTAGTATTGTCAGGGGTGTTAAGAGCCAGTTACAGAAGATTGTTGGTTACACCGAGAATCACTTTACTTACTACGACAAAGAGGGACAGGCACAAGAAGCTGTGGCTTGGCGTTTAGAAAATATCTTACTTAGAGCAATTAAAACACCCAACTGGAACTACGATGAATATGAGAAGGGCGAGAATGGCAAGTTTATCAGTCTCAATTACTTAGATCAGCCATCAAAGCCCTACATCATTTTTAACCATTTGACTCTTGGTAAGTACATCATTGACCAAACATCATTGATAGATCAGGCCATGTTGCTACAGGACATAGTGAACAAGCGTGGTCGCCAGATTGTTGAATATGCTGACCAGACACAAGGCGGTACGGTGCTTGATGAGAATAAGATTAGTCAGGACGATGCCAAGCGTCTGATTGGCGATCCGAGGGAGATAATGATGGTTGATGGTGATGTGCGCTCTGCCGCCGCTCGACTACCGAGCATCAAACTTGAACCATTTGTGCTTGAAGACAAGCGTGATGCCCGAACCGAGATTGACAACATCTTTGGTTCCAATGCACCACTTCGTGGTGAGGAGAGCAGCGCTAAAACACTGGGCGCAGAGATTATTTCACAGCGAGCTAATATGGGGCGATTGCAGACTACAGCTGATTCCATCGAGGAAGGTATGACTAAGGTGTATGGCGGTATCACTCAATTAATGAAGGTCTATTGGGATGAGGATGAGATTATAAAATTCCAAGCATCTGACGGGAAGACTACTCATTTGCCCTGGAACCGAGACAAGATTGAGGATGGTATATTGGTTGAGACAAGGGCCGGTAGTGCAATGCCGAAGGATAAGTTTGCTATCAGAAATGAGACTGTGCAGATGATGGCGATACTTGATCCGCTAACTATTGCCGAAGGATTAGATAAGCCTGATCCGAAAGAGTTTGCCAAGCGTATCACTTACTACCGCTTCTTTATGGATAAGTATATGAGTGAGTATCTTGATGGTGATAGCAGTGGTGCTGGCCAAGATGCAGATGCTATCGCTGACCTGCAAAACTTAATGGAGGGTGGACAGCCAGAAATACCAGAGCGACCAAGCCAGGATTACATAGCCACATTACAAAAGTTTCTTGAAGACGGTAGCCTTGACCAAGTTGAGGATGAGCAAATCAAGCAGGCTATAATAGCCTTTGTACAGGCCGTGACTGATAAAGCTAAAGAAGGATTGGGCGAGAGTTCAAGCGCTGATGTAAAAAGCTCACCATCATTCGGTGGCACATCACAAGGCGATGTAGTAGATACTCCACCAGAGGGCGTTAGTCAGACTTTCTTTCAAGGGGTACAATCAGACAGGGCGGAGTTAAGAATTTAGTATGCCTACCTTTTCCAGCAAACAATTAATAGCAGCGATCAAACGCCGAGCTAAGAAAGCTAAACAGACAGCCGCTAAAGCTGGCGGTGTTGCTGGTGAAATATACGGTAATGTTAAGTTCAACAAATTGAAGGGCGCTGACTTGCGATTGATACGGGGTGGGCCAGGTGACGCATTACTCAATACTGACAGACCAAATCCAGGCCTGGTACAAAAGCAGATGGGTAAAGTTCAGAAGGCAGCGTTTAGAGAAAATGCCAAAGCCGTTTTAACTGCCACACTTCCATTCGCCAGATTGAGAGCTACCAAACTTCCTAAGATCAAAAAGGCAGTGAAACACTTGAGAAATAGGAGGGGTCAGTTTCAAGGTTCACGGTCTACTCAACAACTGGTAAAATAATACTATGTCTTTACATCCAGTAGAAGGTGACGATAAAAAAAGAAAGAAGGCGATGCAGAATCGCTTAAAGAAATTGGGTGCTGATAACCCAGTAGTTAAACAAGCGATCAAAAAGAACGAGCCGAGGCGTGATGCGTATGAAGACTTTGAGATTGTGCATGAATTAGTTGCCGCCGCTTATAGCGGATACGCAGAAGGTGGGGGGAGCTTGAAAGAATCTGTTGCCAATCTAGGGACAGCTATCAGCAAGGCCGCTGGAAACCTCAAAGGTAAGGTTGAAGGCGAAGAAGATTACGATAATCTTAGATAGGGAGTGACAGGAAACTTGTTTTTAGGACAGGGTTCATGTATAATCATTCCACATGGGTTATACAGGAGATAAGAAGCGTAAATACCAAAGAGAGTGGGTGGCAAGAAGAAGGCAGCAATGGATTGACTTAAATTCACCTTGTAAGAAATGTGGATCATTTGAAAATCTTGAAGTAGACCATATTGATCCCAATAGTAAAAAACATCCAGTTGGCACATTGTGGTCAAGGACTAAAGAGGTAATGGGAAGGGAGTTATCAAAATGCCAGGTTTTGTGTAATAAGTGCCACCTCAAAAAGACTACTAAGGAATTAAAAAAATCAGTGACGCACGGCACTAATTCTGGATACGTTTGGTATAAGTGTCGCTGTAGGCGGTGTAAAAATGCTCACAATAAGGTTAATTCAAGGTGGCGTAGTCTATTTGATGCTCATGCAAATCACCGTCTTCGTATGGCTTGTTCAGGTAATAACGCTCGGCTTTTTCTCTGACATTATCCAAATCAAGCTCTTTATTCCACCACGTCCTAGCATTTTCTTCTCGGTCTTTTAATATCGCTGTAATTTCCTCCTCATCCAAACTCAAATCTAGAGGCATACCCTGATCGTGAATAATCCCCTCTCGGTGTTCGCTGTCTTCTTGATTTGATACCAGATTTGGTGATGGCATAGATTAAATAATTCTATAAATCATCTTACACCGAAAACACATTAAATCTACGGGACGAGATAATTCTTTGGGTGCATTGAAGTCTCCCATGATAATAACTTTTACTCCGCCATAGTAGTGAAATAGTTTGAATCCACAACCTAAGCAATACATATTTTTTTCTTTGCTTGGCCCATGATCGTCTAAAACAACATTAACGACCATCCCTCTCGAATGGCCTTTAATAAGTGGATGCCTTTTAATATCCTGGCCACAAGAATTACAAACAGGAGTATGTGCTGTTTCCGTCCTAATGACTGGCAGCTTTTCAGTCATTATTTTATGTGCTTATGACCACTTCCCTTATAACCACAATTTTTGCAAAACAAAACTTTGAATGGACGGAGAATATTATAATGCACTGGGCAGTTACTAACTAACATATTACTATTGCATTTTTTACAATTTTTCATTGTTACCTAGTCCTCCAATCCTTAGTCTTACGATTAGCCCGTCTTTTAACTTCTTCCAAGTCAATGCTTGGAATAGTCTGATTGGGAGCAACTACAGGATGATCCTTGCTTTTCTTAGCTGAATCTGGCGTAACTACTCCACCACCAGTATACGTCTTTTCCATTGCTATGCGCCAGTAGATCGTTGCGAAGGCATAATGATCCCTGCGCCCCTCAATCGTGATCCACTTAGCCATATCAATACCCTGTGCGTTGCGCTCAACCTGTCGGTATATCTGTTGCCAGTCAGAAATATATTGCTCTAGCTCTGATAATGTGAGATTAAAGATGATTTCTTTTTCCTTAAATTCACCCACCAGCATGTCAATAATCTTGGTGCGCTCTGATTCAACCACATGTCGCCGCTTGTCTTCGCCCCATTTAATAACATCAATGGATTTCTTGTTGCTGGTATCAAAATAGTGGACAAACACCCTGCCCTTATTTCGTCGAGTCATTTTGATCGGGGTAGCCGGATACGGTAGCGCATCAATCACGCAAGTTGCATTGTATCGCTTAATGTCATTTTCAATATCCTCCCAATCATCTGTCTCATAAACTCGAAATATCCCATAGGCATTACCAATCACCACCGTCTTAGTTACGCCATTGTCAACACCCATAGCCACATCGGTCATTGGGTTAGTGCCAGGGGCCAGACAATCAGTGATGGTCTTACGACTGACTGATGTATCGGCAGATATGTACGGCAGGCCCAGAGTGAAGTTATGGAAAGTAGAAGCATCACCCTTACTGTCTTTGATGATCTTAGATGCAGGGTGCCACGGCACCATCATCTGACTTAACCAATAGCCTGATATTTCTGATTCCCTTTTCTTGACCCACCGGCCATTGCTTCTAGCTTGATCTGGTAAGTCTTTTTTACATTTGGCACAAATGTAAGTCTCTTTCTTGAAATTGATATTTTCGGGAAACTTCAAATACCACTCGTATTTACAACTAGGACAAGTGACAAACCAATGCTTTTGATCTGACTCCAACCACTTCTCATGTATGCCAAAGCCAGGAATTGAAGGATTGCTGAACTGCCAGACATAACCCAAGTCTGGCCGCTCACGTTTAGCATCATCAAGACGACTCCGGTATGTGCCTATTACCTTCTGGTTACTACGGTCTAACTCGTCATTGATTAAGACATGTGCCGAAATACTAATGGCAGCGCTCTCCTCCCATGACCCACGATAGTAGACGAACCGATTACCAATACTCTTGAGCGCCGTGGAGTCGGTCTTGCCAACCATATTTTTGTATATAGGATTCTGTAGGACTATCGGATCAACTTTAGGCATGACGAAATCCTTAACTACTGACTTGCTCGGCAGCGTGTAAATCACGTTGGCCTCCAAATACTTAGCCAGCCAAATAGATTTGTTGATAGCCAGAGTAGACCAGCCAACTTGAGCCGCTTTAATAGTCACTTGCTCCTCGGCCATATCGTCATACGGCATTATCAAATACCTATGCTGCGTAAACTCGATCAATGATCCATTCTCATTGAGGATTTTGTTGTTGTGAATGAAGGCTAGCGGACTAATCCCCTCTGTGCCCACTGGCAGAGGCTTCATTATTTTTTCTTAGCCAGTTTGCGTTTCCTAGAGTATTCCTTACGGCCCTCGGAGTGAGCAGCGTTAAACTTCTCCCGACTAGATTTCTTCCTGTTTTTGTGTTTGCTACTCATAAATTGCCATTATTAACAAAACAATCAATGATGCGAATAATATAATGAGCACCCCATAGTCAGGCTCATCATTACCATTCCCTACTCCTGTTACTCCTGTAAGTCTGGCCCTCAACCCCTTGATGGACGCTCAAATGGCATTAGCCAAAGGCGTGTCTTTGATGATGAAAATTGAATACCGCAAGGAAAAGAGCGAAACCGGCAAGGATATTACCAATAAGGTCAAATACATTGTTCAAAATCCCGATGAGATCATGGAAGCACTGGATAAGATTGACTCAGGTGAGTTTGAATCGGGCGAGTATTATTACATCACCACACAGAAGCCGGACAATAAAGCGATTGATTCGTTGCTTGATCGAGTATTCGGCAAGGCA